AATATTCCCCAACCCGTCTGTCGTTGTGATAGTAAAGACGGCTGTGGCGCTATTGTCAGCGATACTCGTCTTCGTCACGACCTGGGAGATATGGTACGTGCCACGGGTGATGTACGAGCCTGTGCTACCAGTGGTCTTGAGGAGCAAACCATCGTCCCCGTCAATGGTCAAGATGCCGGCGGAAGTCTTGACGCTGGAGGCGGCGGCAAACGTTAGACTCGATGACGTCCAGTCATTACCAGACGCTCCGACATTGGTGATGCTGCCCCCTGAGCCCCCTATATCTATTACTGCCGCCCCTGAACCATCATGGGTGATCGTGAAGTCACTATCCACACCCATTCCAAACACCGCACTATCAGACAGTAGTTTGAGATCATCCCCGATGATGGCATCCCCCGCTACTGATAGGCCCCCGCCTGTCTGGAGAGAGCCATCAGTGGTGCTTGTCGCTGCTGTTGAGTCCTCAGTCTTGAGAATCCCCGTCGCGGTAACCGCACCGCTTAGGTTTATTATGTTCCCACTGATTGTTAGATCAGTACCATCACCCTCGATCTTCTCTCCATCATCACCAAAGGTGAGCCCAACATCGACAGGGATATTGATGTCATCAGTTGCCTCTAGCTCTATGTCGGCAGCAGAATCTAAGGTGACAGTAGTGCCTGCCAATTCAGCCGTGCCATCCGCTGTTATCTGAATATTAGCTGCTGCTGCATCGTCATCAGTGGTCACGATGCTCAATGCCCCGTGTTGGGCCATCGTGATGACAGCCGTGTCACCAGTATCCTGGTCGTCATGTATCGTCAGGGTTGTGTCGTCTACATTGAAGTCAAAGATGGTAGATGTACCGTCATCCATAGTGACGTTGCCGCCGTCAGCGGAGAGGACTATATCCAGCCCTGCATCCAGCGTTATCCCACCTACATCTGATACGGCTGATATAGAGCCAGTGCCGGTGCCTTGATCAGCGTGTATCTTAATGGTCTCGCTAGTGCCTGCATTAGCCCTCAAGTAGATAGCTGAAGCGGCATCATCAGAGGAGGTTAGGTTAACAGTACCCCCGGCAATATCTACGTCCTTGCCTGTAGCGGCATCTATGTCTACGCCACCAGCGTCTGATAGAAGCTGGATGGAACTCTCTGAGGTGCCTTGGTCTGCATGAACTTTAATAGTCTCACTCGTACCAGCATTGGCCCTAACATAGATAGCCGAAGCCGCATCGTCAGAAGAAGTTAGGTTAACGGTGCCGCCAGCTATGTCCACATCCTTCCCTGTGGCAGCGTTGATATCGACACCGCCGGCATCTGAGAGAAGTTGTATAGAGCTTTCACTTGTACCTCGGTCGGCATGAATCTTGATTGTCTCCGATGTTCCTCCATCAGCAGTTAGCAGGATTGCACTAGCAAGGTTCGCAGTTGACTTAATCCCAATGCCTCCATCATCTGATAGAAGCTGTATTGATGCAGCCCCTTCAGTAACAGAGGTTCCTTGGTCATTAAAGAGGGTCATGCTAGAGGTGCTACCGCCGTCCACCGTGATGTTTACGGCGTTGGCCAGGTTGGCGGTACTGCGTACCCCCACGCCACCCGCATCAGAGAGGATAGTTACTGACTCTGCGCCCTCAGCAACGCTGGTTCCTTGGTCGGCATGAATTTTGACCGTCCCGCTTGTGCCTGCATTCTCTCGTAGATAAATAGCAGCAGCAGCATCGTTGGTGGATACTAGGTCTATGTCCCCGGAGGATGCGATGTCATAGTCTGTGACATCGTAATCAGCGGTGCCATTTACATCTAACGTCGTAGTAACAGCCAGGATTCCCCCCACAGTTACTGTAGACGCCGCCGCATTGGCCCCGTTGGTGATCGTCAGGTAGTCAATGATCGTGCCCGCACTGGCCTTGTCGGAGCCTATTGCCAGCGTGTCGGAGGCAGATGCCTGTATTCTCCAGCCATCACCCGCATCGTCGGCCTGGTCGGCAAAGAAATAGAGCGGGGCGGCTGCTCCCTCCACGCCCCGTATCTTCACTGAGGCTGCATCCAGGCCCGTGACCGTGATCTCGTCGGACCAGAGGATGTACCTTACGCTAGAGCCCACTGAAATCTTCACATCATATGTGGCATCTAGAGAGGTTTCCGTGAACGACCATTCCCCGCTAGAGTTTGTAGTAGTGCTGGCTTCCTCCGTCGATGTGCCTGTTTCCAGCAGGGCTACAGTAGCCCCGTTAACGGCGGTGCCCGCATCGGTGAAGACCTTACCGGATAGCTTGATGTCAGTTATAGCCATGGCCTACTCCCAGCTATGGTCCCGATATTGAAGAGCCTCTCGTATGAGCCAGTCGGGATCTTGTATTAGCTTGTCATGCTCCAACATTATAAGCGTTATGCCTCGTCCGGCAAGTTGGGCCTTTGCCAGCATGTCCGTTCCCCGAGTCTCGATCCCGCTATGATGGCTATAAAACGACTCTTGGACCTGCATCGCCAAGTCGGGCGGGTTCGCAAACGTAAAATCAGCCGCGCTGCCTTCCATGCGAGGTGCATAGCTGAAATCCCTCCTGGGCTCTTTGCCCGCTCGTATCAACGCCTCAAAAGCCCTGTACGCTGCCTCGCTGCCCTGCCAGCCCTCTGGAACCTTAGTCGCGCTAGAAGTATAAACCTGGTATCCGTTATTCAAAGCTATCCCTTTCCAGTCCGTCCTCGGGCCGTGCCTTCTGACTTTCGTCCCGAGTGCTCACGGCGTTTCAGGTTGTGGTCGCGCTTCCCGCTGGACTGCTCGAACAGCTCCTGGCCGACGGGCACCGCCTCGTCGATGGTCTGCTCGAACTCCTCCCCTGATTCGTATTTGCGAAGAAACTCTTCGCTCACGAAGAACATTCATATACAGAAGCCGTCACGCTCGATGTCCTCGTGATGCCTCTCGCAGGGACAGATCTTTTTGCGATCCTCCACGGGATCGCCGCTGAGAGGCATTCAAGGGCAGTACCGGTAGCCATGGGCCTTTTCGTTCTCGCCCAACCCCTGTTGGACGAGCTTAACCACCTCTGCATCGGGAAAAAACTCGTAGGGTCCTCGCGCGACGTATCTCTCAGAGAACTTTATGGCGCGCTCCAGCGCCTCCTCCTCGGTCAGCTCTCGGGGCATAAGACAACTCTTGTCATTGTCTCTTTCATCGCCGCAGCGCCGGCCCCAGCCTCATCCTCTCGTGCGACTCGCAAGAAGGGTCATTTACCCCTCCAACACCACAGCCCAGCACACTTTGTCCCCGTTAGTGGCCACATCCACATAGATAGACGAGAACTCGATCGAGCCCCCCAGTTCCCTGAAGCTGACTTCGATCTCGTTGCCCGCCGACAACTCGTAGCCATTGGTCGCCGTAACGTCGGACACCCCGAGGTAGGCAATGCCCGAGTTCGCCGCAAGCGCCTTGGCCTTGATCCACAGCACCCTGTTGGCAGTGTTCGATATCCGCTGCTCAGTACCAGCCGTAGAGACGGTTGTAGTGCCTACATCAAGGATCATGGTTCCACCAAGCTGACCGTAGACTGCCCCCGCTCGTCGTAGCCCGAAAACTCCAACCCGGTAGCAGAGGTAACGTCCACGTAGAAGTTGCGGTCGCCTCCCGAGTCGTCCCGGAAGGTGAACTCCACCAGCGTGGTTGACTCGATCGCGGAGAGGAGCGCGGCCCGCAAGTCCTTCGGGCTCTTGCCCTTGTAGTCGTCCTTGCTAAGATCTATCTGAATCTGATGGCCCCACTTAGCCGGCAGCTTCTTTCGCCACTCGAGGGTCAGGCTAACCATGTCTGGGGTCAGCTTCTTGTAGTTAGCCGTCGATGTGTTCGTTGTCCGAGCCAGCGCAACCTTGAACTTGATGGCCCGGAACGTGGTGCCCGCCTTGGAGCCAAACGTGTAGGTGGTGATGCCATCTGAGGTAATAGCCGACCCCGCCGACGTATAGCTCTCACTGTAATCTGTGGCATACGAGACGGTCACCGTCTCGGTGCTGCTGGCGTCCTGCACCTCGGTCCGCAGCTTGAGTGCCAGCTTATCGACCTCGCTCTGGCCCGCGTTGAACCAGGGCGTCTCATGTGTTCCGCTGACCCGAAACTCAAAGTCCGACACAAAGGAGGGGTTGATGATGTCCGACGGGATCTTCATAAACTTGATCTCGCCGTCGAACCCCCACCAGAGACGGTACTCACTGTAGGCGTCACTGACCAGCATATGCTGAATGCTCTTGCCTACGGTGGTGGCTGCCCACTTAGTTTCCCAGCCTAGCTCGTTATACCCCAGGATAGATGAGTAGCCTGTGTCCGCATCAATTACCGTAGACCCCTGGTGGCTCTGCCACTGATACGGCAAGGAGCTAGAGGATACTATCTTTGCAGCCGTGGAGGAGTCCACGCCAGCGAACAGCTCGTTGTGAGAGCCGCTCATGTACTTGATGGTGCCTCGGTTGTCGGCTGGGAGCCCGTCATCGCGGTCAGGCCCTGCGATGGTCAGGACGGCCCCGCCAGCCTGGTTGATATACCTGTACAGCCCCAGCCCCGCAGGCATGTAGATACTGTCGCGCCATCTGATCGTGCCCCGACCAGCAAAGGGATGATTGGGCAGGGTCAGCTCCGTCTGCACAAACTGAGAGTTTGCGGCATCGTGGGCAAACAACCCCTTCTTGGTGGCCGCATAGATAATCGGCTCACCGCCAGCGTCTCGGGCCACAAATAGAGCAGTAACAGAGCCAGGAGGCAGGGGCAGCTTGGCGTCGGTCACCTCGGTGCCAGCTACGATTGAGTACCATAGCTGCCCTGCATAGCTTATGCCCCAGAGACGGTCGTCCCAGACCGCCACATACTGTGTGTCAAAGGCGTCCTCCGTCCACGTAGAGCCATCAAACCGGGTGTAGCCCGATCCGTTGGTATCGTAGTGGGCGAAGATCAGGAATGTCTCTGAGGCCAAGGTGCGCCACGTTACGGTATCCGTAACCTGGTCGCTAGGCGTAGCTAGAGCCGAGCCCCAGGCGTCGGACGTATTGTTGTACAGGTATACCTTGGCGTCTTGGGATATAGAGCCGTTCCAGGCCACATACACAGCATTCGCGTACTCTGCGATAGCGCCTATCGTAGGGCCTGTTAGGCTGGTGGCGGTGCCATTGGCCGCAGCGTCGTTGTCCAGCCCAGGCAGGATCAGGTGGTTCTTATAGCGTAGCTGGAGGGTACTCCACCACGCACGGTTAACGTCTCCGCCGTGTTCCATGCGGTTGACGCCTATCCCTCCACGCCAGTCCGACCACGCAATAACGGAGGTGCGGGCCTGGCTGTCCTTGGTGGTGTCGCCTATGACGACCTTGGAGGGGTATAAGGAAGCGAGTACGCTCTGGACAGGCCTGGCGATAGGGTAGAATACCCCGTTCAGGCTAATCTCGTTAGGGCTCTCTACCTTGGCGGCCACTATTCGACCAGCCGTACATTAGTCAGAAGGGGCAGCGCCCTCTTGGCAGAGTTTGCCATGCCAAACCAGAAGCCCGCCTGGCCGCGTCGTTGGTCTGGGTCCGTGCCCTGCCCGCCAGAGTTGGCCGCGAAAGCCCTGGCTGTGGCAGCCGCGATCAGGTAACGCTCGCTGATCTCGGAGGTGTCCGAGTCTGCGCTAAGTAGCGCGGGCTTGTCCCCGCCTACGAGCTTGAGGAGATTGTAGCGGGCCACGCCATGGACGTAGCTATCCATCACAACGTCCTTAGCCTCTTTGTCTATCCACCACAGGTGACGCGGCAGCTTAATCCATTTAGCCGTATCGTTCTTGACGACGCTGATATCGTCCAGCCAGACGGTGCAGGCCCCGAGGTCGGAGTCGTACTCAAGGCCTATCGAGATGATCGCGGTATCGCTTTCAGGGTTGGCCAAGGCCACCCGGCAGAATGTCCAAGTATCCGCCGTTAGGGCAGGAACGCTCAGGGTCTCTAGGGGCGAAGCACAACTGGCCGTGTCGTCAAGGAGTATCTTCAGGTTGCCAGCACTGGTGGCCACCGTACTCCTGGCCCAGAGCTCGATGTAGTCGTACCCGCTGATATCCTTGCTGCCAAACGAGTCGGTGGCAATGTCGCCAGCACTGGCTCCGCCAGCTATGACAAACTTGTTGCTGGCAGTGCCCTGTTTCTTGATCTCCGTATCAGCAGTGACCGTGAAGTCCGAGTCCACGGTCTCATCGAATGCGCTGTTGCAGGAGTGAAGCCGGGTAAAGTCCACGCTATTGCGGTAGAAGAGGTCTCGAACCATAGAGATGCCGGACGGGACATCCAGCCGCAATATGCCCCCATCTGTATGGAAAGCCAGGCTTTCTACCGGGTCCCAGGCGTGACCCGTGGACTCTATGATCGCCTGGTTGAGGAAGTCGTCGATAACCGCGGGGTTAAACTCAGCATCCCACAGCTCGTAGCTGTCGCTGGTGGCTGGATTGGCGGCCAGCGCAGGAGACACCTCGAGCTTAGTCGAGCTAGAGGTGTAGTCGCTGACACGGGTAACCTGCCCCGCTGTCCCGCTAGCGTCGTTAAAGACTACCCACTTGCCGTTGTGGTTGTCGTCCGCGCCTATAAGCGTGTTGTCGGTTATCTCATTCGTGGCAGTGGAATTGTCACTAGCCGACGAGACATATACTGCGCCTAAGTTGTAGCCAATGCTCCGGCGAAGCTGGGCGCGGGTTCTTCCTTGGATAACTGCCATCCCTGCACCCCATCAAATACTAGTATCCAGACCGGCGTGCCTTCTTGCGAGTTTTCTTCGCGTAGGCAGCGGCGGCCTGTTTGCCCTTCTTAGTGTACGGGAACTTTTTCTTCCCTACCCTCGGCATCTACAGCCTCCTTACTATTCAAGCTGGCAAGCCTGGCTTCAAGATCGTCTATTCTCTGGTTGCGCTCGGTCACTGCCCGGGTCATCGCAACTAGCTGGACTTGCAGGTTCGTAACCTCGTTAACCTTGAGGCGAAGCACCTCTGACAGGTCGCCTTCCGTTACCTGTATTTCCGTGCCCGCCATACTTAGCCCCCTTCAGTCCAGAGTAGTAGATCTTGCCGTTGGAACTTTCCTTGCGCTTGATGCGGTTGGTCCTGATCTCGTCCAGGATCTTGCCTATCTCCTTACGCTGCCCAGCATTAGGAGCAGGCTTATGATCTTTTTGCCTGATCTCGGTAAGCCAAGTGTCAACGGCCTGGGCAGCCATGTCCTCGAGGTGCGCCTGTGAGGTCTCGTCGTCTGCAAGGACGCAGAACTTATGCCTCTTGCCCGTGACAGGGTCGTGTACCCGGAAGATGTGTGACTGTATCTGCCCGCCGGTCTCAGCGTTGTGCCCCGCAGGGGACACGGCGTGACTCGTGACCACCTGCGGGGTCCAGAGTTCAGTTACCACTTTTAGTACAGGTTCATCAACATTACGGTGTGATACTCGTCGTTCACACCAGCTTTACCATGTGTCCTAGCAAGAGCAGGAGTCGTATCTGCCCCAACGGCAAGTAACGAACCTGCGTGGTTAGAACTAGCACCAACAAGTGTGCCAACGGCAGGTGTTCCGTCCATAGCAGCTACACCCATGCCTGCAACCTGTACCCACCCAAAGTAGTCAGCAGCAACCTGACAAACTGACAGACCTACAAAGCGTCCTGCTACAGCAGCAGGAGCTACTACTATATCTTTATAAGGGCTCTTGATTAGACCCGCTGTCTCTGTTCCGTTAGTAACGGCAATAACTGTAGCATCTGGCTCATCAAGAGTCAGGGCTAATGTAGCAGAACCGTCAGCTTGAGGATGGCTCTTGATCTTGTAAAAGACCCTTGACCCCGCTGTTGAAAGCGTAGGTAAGTTGAAGAACAGATACCCCTCTGCATATAGATTCTTTGCAGCAGCGGTTGCACCAAGCGTGACGGTAACCGAACTAGAGCCAGCAGCAGTTGTTGCTACCGCTAGGTCTTCATCATGGTTACCGGCAGGAGCCTCACTCGCTACAATCATTCCTTCCTCAATAGCAGTGCCGCCATTCTCTACATATCTGTACTTTCTACCATCTGCAAACACCATCTCAGCCCCAAGGACTTGCCTCTGTGCTGATGTGGTTTGTTTTTCCCACCCATAACTTCCACTAATTGTTTTTGGAAACGACATTTCCAAACCTCCTTTAAGGCTTAAATTTACAGGCTCCTATGTCCTGCGATAGGCCGATATTTGCACTGCCCGAGGGCGGCCTCGGCCTATCGTTACAGCCGCCCCAAGCATTAACCCTTAGTGAGTTTTGGCGTGAGCCCTCAGCTTAGACTGAGCCCCCGCACGCGATGCCCCTATAATCTCCGCATTGCAGACCGGGCAATAGACGCTGATCGAGGGCTTTGCAGGCACAGCCTGCGCCACATCATTGCCAAGCTGGCTACCGACAATCGCGAAAACGCTATCAGCAGCCTGCCTGACGGACGAGTCCGTAGGCCCGGGGCGCTGCCCGACGCACCACTGGCACTCGCAGCTTGCACCAGGAGCCCAGGGGAATAGTCCGATCTTAGCCTTACGCAACACGTATCCGGGCTCTCCAGGAACCCCTTTTACCGTAGTGCCAATATCCTCTGACACACTGCCTTCTGCATTGTAGCTAGGCTTGTGCCGATATAGGGTCGCCTTGGGTTGCCACTCGTCTATGTACTTTAACGAGAAGCCTGCATTAGCTAGCTCCAGCTTCTGCTGGTTGCGCTCAGTTATCCCTACCACTACTTACCCTCACTTACTTATGCCTACGAGAAGGCAAGGTCGCCAATCTCTGCCCTGAACGCTGCGCCCCGGCTGTCGTCTAGCTCAAACACACCGTAGTCTGCGGTCATTACCAGTTCCGTGGCCCTGAGAGAGGCGTCGCGCTGTCGCTCAGTCCTCGTGTCTACGCTGGTAAGGGCCGCCATGGCCGTCTTGTCAGCGATAACGCCATATCCCGAGTCCGTGGTGCCAATCTTTGCGATATTCCCGTCCTCAAAAATGCTGACGCCGTTGATGGGGCGGAGCCCGCTGTAGAAGTTCTGCAACAGATCGACGCTCCAACCGCTCGTAAGTCCAGCAGCGGCAGCAGTGTCGGCAGTTGTAGCCGATGCCTTAGAAAGTTCCGCAACCGCGTTTGGGTGATGAATTATGTAAAGCTGGCTTCCAAACTTATTGGCCTTCGCCCTACTTATAGCGGCATGAACATTCGCCGTAGAGAATGTCTGGTTATCCGCAGATAAGATCGTGCCATCATTAAGGTTAGGCCACAGGGCAATTACGTCCGTGTCTTTTTTTCTCGCCATGCCGTCACCAAGCTGCCTTCCTATCATGGAGAAGACGTTGTCGGCGGCCTGCCGGACCAGCTTGTCAGTGAGGATAACCTTAGCGCCAACCTCGCTCGCCGTGAGATCAACCGTGGTCATGCCGATGTCTTCCTCGTCAATAATATCTTGGCCGTCTACGAGGTCAGACATGGACATCTGGCCAACCTTGGGGACGGTGACCTGCTTTGCCCCCTTCGGAAGGCTAAACTGCTCGATCAACGCCAGCGCAGGAGCGTTATGCTCCTCCGTATACCTACTTGCCGCAAGAATGATCTTCTGGGCATTTTCCAGATTGCCCGTCGTCGCCGTCTGCGCCATCCTAAAGCCTCCTAGCTAGATTACTGTAGCCCCGTTGCTCGTCTTGCTGCGGCCACCGCGCTAGGCGACCGATCGCCAACATTGTACCTATCTAGCCAGCCCCCCTCATTGGCAGCCACTCCCGGGTTGCCCTGGCTATTGTCAAGTGCCTGCGGCGGGACGCGAGCCTGCTTTAGTGTCGCGAGCTCCGAATCGCGCTGCCGGTCTTTTGACAACCTTTGCGCCGCTTGATCCATGGATGCGGGATCCTCGTACTTTCTAAGTTCCGAGAAGTCGTCTATGGTAAGCCCGTACTTCTTAATAAAATGCTCCGCCGCCATCTGCTTGCCCTGGATATGCTTGCCATACTCATCGGCCTGCTGCATAAGATGCACTTGCTGCTGCTGAGTCTGGGCATAGTAGTTGGCCGCCTGCTCTGCGTGTTCGGGCAGGAAGCCCTGGGCCTCGAGCTGCGCCTTATAGGTATTCGTCTCGTTTTGCAGCGCTGCCCGCATCCTGACCTGCTCGTATTGAGCAGCGTCCTCCCGCATCTTAGTAATCTGCTCTGGAGTATACTGCGGGGTCGCCGGAGGCGTCGCCTGGGCAGGCGTCCCGATCGGCGTGGGGGCCGGGAGCGGGGCCTGTGCCCCCGTGTCCGTAAGCTCCCCTTCGGGCTGTGGAGATATATCAGGCTCTACGGCCTCCGCGGGGTCTGGGGCAGCCACATCCAGATCAACCCCAAGGGGCAACTGCTGCGCGTTATCTATGCTTTCCGTTACCATAAACCTACCTACCTCCTAGGGCAAAGCCTACATACAACCTATAGCGGTTGTCAAGAAGCCAACCACAATATGCAGCGCTATGGCACCTTCAGCAACTTGAAGCCGCTACCTATCGAGCCGGACTCTGGATGCACCTGCTGCTCAATTGGCGTATCAACGTAGCCCCACTTGAGGAGAAGGTTGTCTAGATTCTTATCTCCCAAACGCATCTGCAACCTTCTTCTCGGCACCTGCCCCAACACATCATCGCGAAGCACCGTGTGATTGCTAAGATACTTTTTGGCGTCGGCGTCACTGACGCGCTTCTTCTTGTAATACTCTTTAAGGAGGGACAGTATTAGTTCGCCGCCGAGCTCGAGGGCAAGTGCTTTGTCCACGTCCCAATAACCGGCCCGGTCTATAACGCGTGCGTCTTGCCTGCGCTCGATCTCAAACTTGGGCAATTTCCCCCACGACAGCTCTTCCATCTCATCAACAAAATTCTGGCCGTATTGCTTGACGAGATACTCCATTCTCCGGTCTCGCTCATACCAGTCAACGCCTCGCGCATCCTCGATCGGAGCATATGAACCAGTGAGCTCCCTCACCAAGTCTCTATCATCTCCATAAAGAAGCCTGCTATATACGTCCCTCGCTCTCTCAAACGGCCCCTCGCGGTCCCGCTCGCTGAACGCACCAGCCTCCTCGGCCCTGGCTCGAGCAGCTTCACGTAGGGTATAAAACTTTGTTAAAATGGCCTTTCGGACTTCGCTATAGTACTTGCCTTCCTGCCCCGCAGGGCTATCCGTGAGAGATTTAGCCCACGCATCCTCCAGCTTTCCCCGGGCATCCTCCCATAGCCTATCCTCCTCTTCGTAGAATTCACCAAGGGGGCGATTGTATTTCCCCGCATCCGCCCTAACACGCTGGCGGTGCGCGTCATACTCCGGCTTGCCCCTTAGAAGAAGAAGTGTTCGGGGGGGCTGTTGCCAGCTATGGGCAGGCGATTCCCCCCCACTAAAGTCCACCCCTTTCCACTCGCCCTCTCCATAGAATTGATCTTTCAGCTCTCGGTTGGTGCCGCCAATCCCCCCAGCCTCCCTCATCGCTTCCACCTCTTCCCCCACATGCTCTTCCAGCCGCATCCTTGCGGATACCGGTGCCTCCCGTCCGCCAAAGAACTCTACCGCTCCCGCAAGTGCCGCCGTGCGAACCCCGGAACCTGAACCCAATACCTCTAAAAACGCCTGCACGGGGAAGGGAGCCCCCCTTCGGAGCAACCTCGCAGCAAAGCGACCCGGGTCTTCAGTAAACGCATCGATTGAGAATTCTTCTCCGGTGAACTCTTGGCCCTCTATGTAATCGGCCAAAAGCCCAGTAGGTATAGCTGCCTTAGATCGCAAAAAGGTCACTAGCGGATTCCGGGCAGCGACTTCGCCCCACTTTCCACTCGCGACATCTTCCATCACATAGCCCCAGGCATTGGGACGGCCCTCTCGGCCAGGAATAACCGGCATAGAGTTAATTAAAAGGGATAATGCAGCACGATACCCACCGCCAAAACCAAAGTAGTGGTCGCCGAACTTAATAGACATAAAGGCAGCGCCACTCCTTGGATCAAGCGCCTTCTCTATGTCTTTGTAAATCTCCCCCTTAGACCTCCCCTGCGCCGCGCCTATTACGCCAGTAACGCCAGCAATAATCATCGCGCCAGCGCCCAGCATCTGGCCCAATGCCCGCCGGGCTTGCGCCGCGCCCTCGCCACTCCCGGCCATATGGCCCGCAGCGCCGAACACCGAACGCGTATACCTGGCCGCAAAAAAGATAAAAGCATTCTCCACTTGGCGCTGAGTAGCAGATAGCCCAAGCCCCTTCGTGGACGTACCCCCCATCAACGTGTCCGCTATCCGGGCAATCCTACGCAGCTCTCCCGCCAACTCTGCCTCGGACTGGCCCGTCCGAGATGCTGTCCGCTTGGCCATCCCGGCCATCGCATCGTACATCTCTACCCGGCCCACATTCATGTACGCATGGAACGCTGCCTGAAACCGGCTAGACACAGCCCCCAAGGGCCTTCCCACCACCGGGAGCCGCCCCAAAGCCGGGGCCGCTTGATAATACTCAGATATAGCACTTACATCCATGCCAGACTCAGCAGCCTCGCGCACCTTAGCGGCATACGCCCCCGAAGTCATCCACTGGCTAAAAGTATCCTCGGGGCTTCTTGAAAAAAGCGTCGCCAAAGATGCCTGAGTGGCCTTCGCCCACCTATTAGGCCTATAGCCTAAAAGGGTCAAGCCTTGAATGAAGAACTGCCCCGTATCGAACAGGCCAGTCACAACCAATTTAGGCACCGCCGCAACCATCTCAGCCGTAGACAGGAAGCGCCCCCCTTTTAAGCCCATGGGTTGCGATAACTGCCGCATTGCCTCCTCGCTAATATCAAGAGTCTGGGCCCCCCTGCGTGCCAGCCAGTCAGGGGCCCCTCTACCCTTCGGGGCTCGCCTCTTCACCGCTTTGCCATAGGCATATTCTCTTGTGCTTAAATCATACCGCGCCCTCTTCGCCATTGGTTGCAACGTACCGTCCGGCAAGACAATATTGCGAGTCAAAAGTCTTTGCTCGAAAATGCCATCACGGGTCATCTTATTGACCGCATAGGCATAGCTTCGTAGTTGCTCTAGGGGGTCTGCCACATATTCCTTCCCCTTATCTATGCCCTCCTGCATGGTGTCTAATAGTCTCGGTTGCCCGGGAGACTGCCGTGCGCCAACCCTGCCCGCTACCGGGACGACATCGCCCGCGTCATCCTTGAGAAACCGTGGCCAATAACGCTTATCTCCCCTCTGGACTATCAGCTTGTTACCAGTGGCAAACTGATAGTTTCTCGCCAGGTCGTCTATGTATTCTTGTGCATTGCGTATCCATGCGTGCTGATCGTCATTTATTAGGCCTTCTTTAAGAAATGAGCCCGCATCCTCCGCAACATCGCCAAACGCCCTTCGCTGGCCATTACTCAGCATTAGCTCGCCGCTAGGATTAATGTCAAATAGGCGCACCGGACGGCCCATCATCTTCCTTGCGCCCGTACCTAGCAGGGAGCTCGTTCTAAAAAACAGCAGCTTGGCGTTTGCGCGGGCCTCCTGTGATGCCTGAAGGAGACGATAGCCATAAGCCTCCCTCACCGCTTCGTTCCCCGTTTGCGCGGCAACAGAAGCGGGGGTAAATACCTTCTTCACGACCGCTTGCCGCGCAGCCGAGAACACGCTCTTCCCGGGCAGGCCCGCAAGTTTCTCTCCAGCCCACCTAACCGCATCGCCGGTTAGATTCGCGTTGAGTAGATAATCGACGGAATCGGAGCTATCTCTAGCGCCCAAGCCCAAGCCCGCACGAGGAGGCTCGGTCGGGCCCCTGTCTATAAGTCCGCGTATCTCCTCTTTTGAACGGCCTGCCTGCCTCGCGATATAGGCAATCTTGGCCTCTGACCCTCTTACTTTCCCGCCAGCCAAGAATTCATCAAAGTATTTTTTCACATTGGTGGCAGCGTTCTTCTGGCCCGCCCTAGACTTATTAACAGTGGTCTCGGGCACTCGGGATATGATGCCCTCGATCTCTTCGCGCGCCGTGCGTGCGCCGGCCACCTCGGCCACCTCGGCCACCTCTCCCATTTGGCTGGGCGGTGGCCTTTCTCGCAAACCCCGCAAGCCAGCAGGGCTCCGGGGC